CTTCAAAGCTAAACTTGCTGGCGGTGGCGCTCGTGCCAATCAGTTTAAGGTAGTAATGCCTTTTCCTGGTTACGCTCAAGTTGGCGGCGAAATAGAAGACCTTGCTTTCTTATGTAGAGCAACTATTATTCCTGCAATGACAATTGGTGAAGTTGACGTTAAGTTTAGAGGACGATCAATTAAAATAGCAGGCGATAGAACATTTGCAGATTGGACAGTTACAGTATATAACGACACCAATTTCAGATTGAGAAATGCTTTTGAAAGATGGCAAAATGGTATCAACAATATGACAGATAACGAAGGATTAACAAATCCTGCTGACTATCAAGTGGACGCTTTTGTCGACCATTTAGATAGAAACGGTAATACTGTTAAATCATACACTTTAAGAGGTGTATTTCCAAAAGAAGTTGGACAAATTGATTTAACGTATGACGAACAAACAGCTATCGAACAGTTTGTTGTAACATTTGCTTATCAATTTTTTGAAACAAATACTACTACTTAATAACACATATAAGTAGTATTGAGGAATAAATTATGGCAGAATTGTTTGGGTTTTCAATAACCCGGATTAAAAAAGAGCAAGATCCAAAACAAAACTTTAGTATACCAGTAGCGGACGATGGTGCAACAACCATCGCTACCGCTGGTGGTTATTTTGGCCAATTTTTAGATTTAGAAGGCACGGCCAAAAACGAAGCCGATCTTATAAGAAGATATAGAGAAATTTCATTACATCCAGAATGTGATACAGCAATAGATGATATTGTAAACGAAGCTATTGTTGTAAACGAAGAAAAAGAATCAGTAGTAATTAACTTACAAAATTTACCTTTTGGTAAAGATGTAAGAAGAAAAATAGAAGACGAATTTTCACACATATTAAGATTACTACAATTTAACACAAAAGGCCACGATATTTTTAGAAGATGGTATGTTGACGGCCGTATGTATTATCAAAAATTAATTGATAGAAAAAATACACGAGAAGGCATTACAGAATTAAAATATATTGATCCTAGAAAAATTAAAAAAGTAAGAGAAGTTAGAAAACAAAGAAGTACAAATACTTTAGATATTATAAATGACTACGAAGAATATTATATATTTAACGAAAAAGGTGTAGCAGGTGCCGCTTCAGGTCAAGGCATACGTATTGCATTAGATACAATTTCATTTTGTAATTCAGGTCTAGTAGATCAAAATAAAAATTTAATTTTATCGTATTTACATAAAGCAATTAAACCGGTAAATCAATTACGTATGATTGAGGACGCTGTTGTAATTTATCGTATTGCAAGAGCACCTGAAAGAAGAATATTTAAAATTGATGTAGGTAATTTACCAAAAGTTAAAGCTGAACAATATTTAAGAGATGTTATGGCAAGATATAGAAATAAACTTGTGTATGACGCTTCAACGGGAGAAATAAGAGACGATAGAAATTATTTAAATATGTTAGAAGATTATTGGTTGCCTACAAGAGAAGGCGGTAGAGGTACAGCAATTGAAACTTTACCAGGTGGTCAAAATCTAGGTGAAATGGGCGATATAGAGTATTTTCAAAAGAAATTATATCGTTCATTAAACGTACCAATTAGCAGACTTGAAGCTTCAAGTGGTTTTAATTTAGGCCGTGCGGCTGAAATAAGTAGAGATGAATTAAAATTTACTAAATTTGTACAAAGATTAAGAAAGAAGTTTACAGAATTATTTAATGATATTTTAAGAACACAATTAATACTAAAAGGTATAATTGCTGAATCAGATTGGCCAACTATAATGTCATCTTTACATTATGATTTTTTACAAGATGGCCATTTTTCAGAATTAAAAGATACTGAAATATTAAAAGAAAGAATAGGTTTAGCCTCTTCTTTAAGAGATTATGTAGGCACATATTTTTCGCATAATTATATTCGTAAACATATATTAAAACAATCTGATAGAGAAATGGAAGAACTTGATAAAGAAATAAAAAAAGAAAAGTCTTCAGGTCAGTTTGATACGAATACTGGTACAGAACCAGATAACACTAAACAAACAGAAACATTAACATAGGAGAAACATGAGTGAATATGTAAAAAGTTTTATTGATAAACTTTCTTCAGGTCAAGCAGCAGAAGCTGGTGAAACTTTTAAAGATGCTTTAAGAGATAAAGTAGGTAGTGCTTTAGAAACAAAAAGAAAAGAACTTGCAAGTGCTTTATTTACCGCTGAACCATTTAGCGACCCTAAGCCTGAAGTTGCTGATCCATCTGCTAGAACAGAACCGGTAGCTAATGAAAAAAAAGATTAGTGAAATTATAGAAAACGATTTGATAATTGACTCTAAATCTTTTAAAGAATTAACGCCTGTAATGAAAGAGGCAGTAAAAGATGTTTTTAAATTAATAGAAAACGAAACATCAGATATTATAACAAGATTTGAAGGCGCTGTTGAAAAGGTGTCTAAATTTCATAATGTAAACAAAGATGAAATTTATAAATATTTGGAAAAAGAAACAAACGAACAATTAGGAGTTTAAAGGAACTATGGCAACATTTACAAAAATATTGTCTGATACAAAGACACACGCCAAAGTATTACTAAGCTTCGACAACGATTCTGCTACTACTGCGGCCGCTGTTGATGCAAGTGCTTTGGTTAGTCACGCAAACGGTGCTAAGTTACACATAACACATATTATTCATGGTATAACGGGTCGTGTACAACTACAATTTAAAGGCTCGGCAACTGATGTTGAAGCAATAGATATTACAGGTGCAGGAACTTATTATGGTGCTGTTATAAAAAATACGGCAACAAATGCAACTGCAACTGGTGGTGATATTGAAGCCGTAACAGTAAGTGCTTCAGGATATATTTTATTAACATTGCAAAAAATAGGTTTTGCTGAAAACGCTGAATCTTTTGCTTAATAAATGACAATTTCAACTACTACACTTGTTGATGATACATTTAAAACAATTATAAATTCTTCAGGTGTAGGTAGTGAAAGTGAACAAATGTTAGTAAATGCTTTTGATTTGTTAGGAGCTTCTAGTGAACCTAAAATATCAATTGCAAATGTACATTATGAAATTGAAGGCACAGGTAATGTTACAATATTTTTTGAAAATAATGATGATAAAAAAATAACAATATCTGGTAGAGGTAATTACGGATTAAAACCAGGTGAAACTAAAGTTAAAGACCCTATTGGAAACATTTTATTAAACAGTGATGAAAATGTAACTAATTATAATGTTATAATAGAGTCACAAAAAGAATCAGGATTTACAAATTAATGGCAGATACAGTTACAACACAAATATTATCAGACACTTCAGGTGTTAAGTTTGTAGCAAAACTTACAAATTTTTCAGATGGAACAGGTGAGACAAATGTTATAAAAGTTGACGCTTCAACAACAACATTTATGACAGAAGATGGCAATAGAAAAATTGCCAAAATATTTTATTCAGTAAACACTGCAAATGCAAAATCTGTTGTAGAACTTAAATGGGCCGGCGCCACAAATGCAACTGCAATGTTTTTATCTGGTCAAGGCTTTTTTGATTTTAGAACAGCAGGAAATGAAATTGCAAATAATGCTACTACACCTACTGGTGATGTATTATTAAGTACACGTAATTTTGCTGATGGTGATAATTATTTTATTGTAATAGAGTTTAGATAATATATAAATATACGAGAGGGAAAATGAAACTAATTAGAGAAGAAATACACGAAGCACAATACCTTGTAGAAGAAAAAGAAGGTAAAAAAGAATACAAAATTAAAGGTGTATTTTTACAATCAGACATACGAAATAGAAACGGTAGAATTTATCCTAATAGTGTTCTTGCAAAAGAAGTAAAAAGATATAACGCAGAATTTATCAATAAAAATAGAGCATTTGGCGAACTAGGTCATCCAGAAGGACCTGTCGTAAATCTGGAAAGAGTATCACATATGATAAAGAAACTTTATCCAGAGGGCAAAAACTTTATAGGCGAAGCTAAAATATTAGAAACACCATACGGAAAAATTGTAAAAAATTTAATTGATGAGGGTGCAAAACTTGGTGTATCATCACGTGGTATGGGTTCATTAGAACAAAAAAATGGTGGCCATTATGTAGGTAATGACTTTTATCTTGCAACGGCCGCTGACATAGTTGCTGACCCATCAGCACCAGACGCCTTTGTAGAAGGCATTATGGAAGGCAAAGAATGGGTTTGGAACAATGGAATACTAGTAGAACAAGACGTGGCTTCTTGGAAACTAGAGCTTATAAAGACTAAAAAGAACGAATTAGCTGAGAAAAAAGCAAAGATTTTCGAAGATTTTTTAAATAAATTATAATAGAAATAACTAGAATTATAAATATCTTGTATTAAGAGAGATATTTTAATTGCAATTAAAAACAAAGGAGATTTCTCAAATGGCTACAGAACAAATCATAGAAGCAAAGAAGGAAGTGGTTGCTGAACAAGCTGACGCTCCTGTAAAAAATGCTGTAGCAGCTGAGCCTTCAAAGCTAAAAAATGAAGCTGAAGATTTAGGCCCAGCAGTTGTAAAAACAACAGACAGCAAACCTGACGCTTCGAAAAACGTAAAAAAAGTTTCTGATGCTCAAAATGCAAAAGCAGCTGACGTGGATGTTACAAAAAAACCAGACACAGAAGCAGGTGTAACAAAGATTGATACACCAGGCCAAACATTAAAAGTAGAAGAAATTAAAAAAGAAGAACCAAAAGAAGAAGACATTGACCTATCGGATGATGTTAAAGCTTTAATTGGTGACGACAAACTAACAGAAGAATTTAAAGCAA